TCTTGATTCGCAAATTCATCCATTGCAAATTTCTCCACGTGTGCGTTCTTCGTCACTGCTTGTCTAAACAGAGGTCGCGATACAATCTTCGATGATGGAGGAGTTTTTGCTTTGGGTTTCTTTGCTGTCGTTGCGTCGCCTGCGTTGTAACCGTCTTTTTCTGATGTTTCGTTCTTTTCTGCTGTTTCGTTTTGAGAGTTGTCATTTTGCTTGCATTTCAGACAAGGTTTGTTCTTGCGAACAAACGTTGTCTTCTTCTTGAGTTTCTTATAAATTAAGAATCCTGCTACAAGGAATCCTAATGCTGCTGTGATTTGAAGTGCGCGTGTTTTTGTTGGCTTTCGTAAGAAAAATGATTTTACTTGAAGATAAGGTTTACATAAAAAGTTTATGTAAATGTATAAAAACGGAGCTTGTCCAAATGAAGTGAATCTTAAATACCAAATGAAAGAATAATATTGCCAGATGAGCCAATCGATGGGATGTTGAAGTAAAGAAGGAGAATAAATTTTATAATATGAAAAATTAACACCATCGTCGATAAAATTGCGTACTTTATTATATTTACGTGAAAGCCAATTGCTATGATAATCTGGATTATCATTTTCTTCTACTACCGTTAAGCGGTTTGATTGGACTGGAGATTGAGGGAGTAGACCACGCTTTAGTCCTCGCGTTGCATGTGCTTTGAAAACACCACATGAATCAAAGAAAATTTGTTGTTTTTTGACAAGTGCGTCGCTAACCATTTTACTCACGTCGTCGTATGACAAAGTGTCATTTTTAGATGTAAATTTATAAATGTGAGTATTTGCTTGTGTTAGATCTATTTTCGTCGTGTCTACTACCCTGACGCCGTTGTGAATACATGAGAACTCAGGAAGGAGTTCTACTTTAAATTGAAGATCTATGCGTCGTTTGTAAGCATCCTTACTTGTCAAATAGTCGAGTGCTGGCGTTTGTACGTTGTCCGTTGCGATAATGAGCGCTGAATTGAAGTTTGCGTTTGCTTTGTTCTCTAACTCTGCTACGTTTAAGAGATGTGTATGTGAATTTGCATAATGAATCATATCAACTGGGAAAGGTTGCCCTTCCTTCAGAAAATGAGGATTCACTTGATTAGCATCGTCACACACAAATATCTTAGACATAGCTGGGTTATAATTTGTTTTATACTTGTTAGCTACTGGATTGTAGTACATGTACTTTTCAAATTGAGAACATTCGTCGTAGAGTTTGTCGCCTTCAACCCCTTCAAGAGAGAGAATTGTCCGAAGTGCATCGCCGCTAATTAGATTAACGAGATGTGTTTTGCCGACTCCAGCCCCTCCATATAAATGGAGAGTAACTGGAGGTTTTCTGTTGCCGTGTCCTGCTGGGGGTGATGTTTGCACTGCCTTATAATACTGATTAAGCCGTGCCGCTGTTCCTGCATACTGCAATCGTTCTTCTGAGTGTGCTGGCAAATATTTCAATATCATCATGGATTTGAGTTCCAATTCTGTTATTTCCATATATGCTGATTGCAATAAGCGCATGTCTTTCTGTCCTTGTGCCGTCGTGTAATA